GCATATAGCGGTTCTCTTTGGGTTAATTACAACTCCGTCAATAGAATACCACTTGGTGCAGGTGCTGCATCAAATCGGTGGTATTTGCATTTAGTCAACAGCACTACAATTCAATACCACATGGGGCCATCGACAGGCGTTCCCTACCCAGGCCCAGGGTATCCTACTTGGACGGTTTCAACTTTATCCTCGTCAACTTGGTATCACATAGCATTTGTTCACGACGGAACGGACGTAACACTGTATTTAAACGGAAGTTCTCAAGGTACTAAAACAGGTGCGGAGACTTCGAACAATGCTTTTAAAGGAACCCAACTCGTTATTGGAAGATATACTTCAGTGCCAGGCACTTATAATTTTAACGGATATATCGACGAGGTATCATTATTCGATTCCGCTTTATCCGCCTCCGACGTAACAGCAATTTACAACAGTGGTGTCCCTGCCGATCTTTCGTCTCTCAGTCCTGTAGGATGGTGGCGAATGGGTGACGGAACAGGCGATACCGATTCGGGCGGAGGAACGCCAGCAAGCGGTGACACAATCGGAACTGTTGTCGATCAAGGTTCGGGTAGTAATAATGCGACTAATCCGAATGGAGCGATTTATTCATCAACTGTACCATCTTAAATTATGAGCAAAAATTACGTAATCATCGACGCTTCAGACGTCTCTTCAATCGACTTCAGCGAAGTCATGGAAACCTCGGCGGATACGCTTCGGTATTCACTCGACGGCTCTCAGACTTTTATTAAGTACGAAGGAACTCGACCTAGCTTCCTCGACGAAGACGACATCGATCTAACTCACGCGGAGATCTTGGACGTACTCAGTCACGAAGACTGGACATCTCCAGCTCCGTTCTAACTTTATGCAATACGAAACGGCTCAAAGCCTATACACTCAGCTCGAAGGACAGCGTTGGTCGTTCCTTGATCGTGGTCGTACCTCGTCGGAACTAACCATACCTTACGTCCTACCGCCCGAAGGTCACGGCCCTCATACCAAGTACTACACACCGTACCAAGGGATCGGAGCAAGAGGCGTAAACAATCTGTCGTCCAAGTTGTTGATGGCTTTACTACCGCCTAACGCTCCTTTCTTCCGCTTGGTCATCGACCGTTACGAGCTTGAAAAAGCAAAGGCTGAGATAGGCGAAGAAGGAGGCGAACAACTTCGTACAGACCTTGAGAAAGCATTAAGCGATGTTGAACGAGCTGTCAGTCAAGAGGTTGAGGTTGAAGCGTTTAGAGTCGGCGTGTTCGAAGCTCTGAAGAATTTGTTGATAACAGGGAACGCACTGCTCTATCTCCCCGACGACGGCGGTATGAGAGTGTTCCGTCCAGACCGTTACGTTGTTAAGCGTGATGCCATGGGGAACGTTACGCATATCGCCGTCAAGGAGACTATTGCTCCGTTCATGCTTCCAGAAGAAGTGCGACAAGAAGTTTACAAAGAATCTAAAGACAACAACTGCGACTTGTACACGTCGATCTGTAGAGAAGGCGACAAGTTCGTGGTCAAGCAAGACGTCAAAGGTATCGTTATCGAAGGCTCCAGTGGAGAATACCCGATCGACAAGTCACCTTGGTTGCCGCTTAGATATACCCGTATAGACGGAGAAGACTACGGTCGTGGCTTTGTTGAAGAATACATCGGGGACTTAAAGAGTTTAGAATCATTGACTAAGGCAATTGTGGAAGGTTCAGCAGCAGCCGCCAAGGTCTTGTTCATGGTCAACCCGAACGGTACTACTCGCGCTCGTACCCTTGCTGAAGCTCCTAACGGTGCAATCGTACAAGGATCGGACGGGGACGTATCCGTACTACAGCTTAATAAATTCAACGACTTTCGCGTAGCTCAAACGGTTATGGCTCAGATCCAAGACCGACTTAGTCACGCGTTCCTTTTAAACAGCTCCGTCGTTAGAGACGCAGATCGAGTTACCGCCGAGGAAATACGGATGTTATCACAAGAACTTGAATCTGCTCTAGGCGGGCTGTATTCGATCTTGTCTCAGGAGTTCCAACTTCCGCTTGTTACCCGTCTCATGGATCGCATGAGCAAAAGGGACAAGTTACCGAAGCTTCCAAAGGACATCGTCAAGCCTACCATCGTAACAGGTATTGAAGCTCTTGGACGTGGTAACGATCTTAACCGTCTCGATATGTTCCTCGCAGGAGCTAATCAAGTGGTCGGCCCCGAAGCTGTTGCTCAATACGTAAACGTAGGTGACTACTTCAAACGACGTGCAACCGCACTTGGTATCGAAACCGACGGACTTATAAAGTCGGACGAAGAAATTCAAATGGCTATGCAACAAGCACAACAACAAGAAATGATGATGAAGCTTGGAGCGCCCGCTGTAGCACCGACTATTAACGCTATTGCACAAGAACAGCAGGAACAACCGCCTGTTGAACAATAACAACCAACCAGTAAAAACGGACAAATGTCATGGCAGATTATCAAAAAGTAGAAATAAACGAACCAGCACCTAACGAGATTGAACCCGAAGAACAGCAAGCAGAGACGTCTGAAGAACCTCAAGGCGAGCAAGAACGCCCAGAATGGCTACCAGAGAAGTTTGAGTCAGCGGAAGACCTCGCCAAAGCTTACGGACAACTTGAATCGAAGTTGGGAGCGGACAGAGAAGAATCAACACAGGAAGAAGAAGTGGTAGAAAACGAGACTGAACCTACTACCGAACCTAACCAAGCTCAGACTTTAATCACGGACGCATCACAAGAGTTCTTTGAGAACGACGGTAAACTGTCCGATGAAACGTACGAAGCACTTGCTCAAGCAGGTCTTAGTCGTGAACTGGTCGACGGTTATGCCCGTGGTCAAGCTGCTCTACAAGAGAACGAGGCTACGCAGATCAAGTCGGCAGCTAACGGCGATTACGAAGGAATGTCCGAATGGGCAAGCAAGACGCTGACCGATGACGAGATGAACACTTTTAACGAAACGGTAAACAATGGATCTGTTGATCAAGCAAAGCTCGTAGTAAGCGGGTTATACGCTCGTTACAAAGCTGAAGAAGGCGGAAGTCAACCAAAGCTTGTAACAGGCAACACGACTGGATCTTCCACGTTGCCTTTTCAATCCATGCAAGAAGTCAGCAGGGCTATGCAAGACCCACGCTACAAGAGCGGAGACAAGGCGTATCACGCCGAGTTGGATCGCCGACTGGCTGTATCTAGTATCTAACCATGCTTGAGCTGTTGACATTGTTCCTGACAGGCGGAGGTTCCGCTGCGATGGGATCAATCTTAAAGGGAGTATTCGGCGCTATGGTCGATTCCCGTCAGCAGAAGTACGAGTTGGAAATGATGCGGGAAGCAAGGAACAATGACTATGCACTTAAATTTCAAGAAACACTTAATGGTGGAGACGGCGGGGCTTTTGTTCGCGGTACTAGGCGTATGCTTGCTGTTATCGGGATGTGCACGCTCTCGGCAATCACCCTCCTTACCACCATCTATCCAAGCGTTCCAATCCTCACAACAACCAACATTGACGGAGAAGGTCGAAACTCATTCCTATGGGGACTCATCGATCTTCAAGCGTCACAAGCCTATATGGCGATTACAAGCGGACATATTTCCCTCTTCGCCGTAACGTGCATCTATCCGCTTATAGTAGGTTTCTACTTCACTCCAGGCGGTAGACGCTAACATCATCACTTTCGACATCACTCGACGACATTAGTCGTTGCCCCGTGCGCGGGATAACTACGAACGAACTCGACGCGTTGAGGTCAAATATCACACTAAACATTAATCTCAATTAAGGAGACATTATATCATGGCTAATGGAGACACCACTCCCTCACGCGTCGGTCAGATTAATTCAAGTGGAGCAGTTGATGCTTTATTCTTGAAGAAGTTTGCTGGCGAAATATTAACGACATTCGAAGAAAACAACGTTTTCAAGAGCTTGCACACGATGCGAACCATCGAGAATGGCAAGAGCGCGCAGTTCCCAGTTACGGGTGTTGCTTCCGCTTCTTACTACACTCCAGGTCAGAACATCGCTGACAGCGGTAACAGCTACTTGAGCGACATCAAGAAGAATGAAGTAGTCATCACTATCGACGACGTCCTTCTCGCTTCTACGTTCCTCAGTTCTATCGACGACGTAAAGAACCACTACGACATCCGCAGCGTCTACGCTAACGAGTTGGGTAAGGCTCTTGCCGTCCGTTTCGATACCGCTATCGCAAAGGTATTCATCGCTGCTGCTCGTTCAGCTGCTACCATTACTGGTGGTAAAGACGGTGGAGTACTCGACGTATCTGCTAACCTCATGGGCAACGTGTCCGACGGATCTGACGATTCCGACAACACCGATCCTACAGGTGCCGAACTTGTTGCTGCTCTCTTCACTGCTGCTCAAGCACTTGACGAGAACGACGTTCCTGCCGATGGTCGCTTCTGCGTTCTTCGTCCACAGGAGTACTACAAGCTTATCACTGGCGGTAGTGGTTCCCTCGTTATCTCGACTTCCGCGTCCAACAAGGACGTAGGCGGCTCTGGCTCCCTCGCTTCTGGTTCGATTGCTCAAGTTGCTGGTATCGACATCTACAAGTCAACTCACCTTCCTTCAACCGATTTGTCCGCCGTTGCCACTGGTGACGGAGCTGCGTCCAACGACGTGTTCGGTGGTAGCGGAGCTGGGTACAACGGTAACTTCACCAACTCGATTGGTATTGTTGCTCACCCTTCGGCTGTTGGAACCGTGAAGTTGCTCGACCTCGCTACCGAGTCTGAGTATCAGATTTCACGTCAAGGCACGCTTTTCATTGCGAAGTACGCTATGGGTCACGGAGTTCTCCGTCCTGAAGCTGCTATCGAATTGCAGAAGTAAGCTTTTCTTGGTTGTGTTGGGGGAGCGAGGTTTTCATTCGTTTTTGTCCTCGCTCCCTCTCACTTCCATAATTATAACCAAAACTAGACATGGCACTAACTACGAAGCTTGAAGCTGTAAACACGATGCTCGGCGTTATCGGCGAGACACCAGTAAACACGATCAGTGGAAGCAGTCTTCCCGTACAGGTCGTAACGGCTTTAAACGTGCTTGATGAAGTTAATCGCGAGGTGCAGTCCGAAGGCTGGCACTTTAATACCGAGTTTGAATACCAACTGACGCGTAACTCATCTAATCAATTTCCTCTTCCAAACAACACTCTTAAAATCGATCTACCCATCGACAAGCATACCGATCTGGATATTGTTCAGCGTGGCACTACGTTGTACGACAGGAAGAACCATACCGACGTCTTTACCGAAGACATTAAGGTAACCGTTACTTTTGAACTTACGTTTGAAGAATTGCCTCAACAGTTCCGTACGTACATCAACATTAAAGCTGCTAGGAAGTACGCAAACCGTTTTCTTGGGTCTACTGAAATTGAATCTTTTACTTTGAGAGACGAGATAAACGCAAAAGCTACGGCAGTAGACAGCGACTCCGAGAACGCAGACCGCACCATATTTGACAACTACGACGTGTTGCGCGTCATCGACAGGTAATGCCATTAATCACTACGTCCGTTCCGAACCTCGTACAAGGGGTATCGCAACAGCCCGACAATTTAAGAAACGCAGGACAAGCGGAGAATCAAGTAAACGCTTTAAGCTCTGTTGTAGACGGACTTACGAAACGTCCTAATACGGACTTCGTTAAAGCTGTTGATACGTATCCGCTTCCTACAAAGACCCACGTCTTTAAAAGGGACGCCGATAATAAACACGCTTTCTTGTTCGGTCACAACACTCTTAACGCAGTACTGGACGTTCAGGACTTGGCGAATGGTAACGATATTACTGTGTCCATTAGCTCTACAGCTCAATCCTATTTAAACAGTGCTACTTCGCCTACTCAGAGTCTAAGGGCGTTGACTGTTGCCGACTATACTTTTGTTGCGAACGATCAAGTAACGATTAAAAGCGGTGAGACTGTGTCTACGCCTTTGGAAAAAGAAGCTTTGGTATTTGTCAAGCAAGGGGCGATTGATACGGATTACACTATAAAGATAGATAACGTCACGTCTCTTTTCACTTCTCACTCATCAAACGCGTCTTCGACTCTTATTGCCGAAGGTCTAAAAACGGCGTTGGATACTCAGTTTCCCAACACAAGCAAATACGTCACGGGCGTTACCGTAAGCAACCCGACTACGAACGGGCCTTACATTATGCCTACGCATACAGCAGCAGGAGCGCCTCTTGAACCTTTCTACAGCATATTAAACGACTACAAGGTTGAAGTGACAATCACACAGCCTACGGTTTCTGGAGCGTCTGGAGCAAAAGGCGAAGCTATAATCGAAGACGGTAAGATAACAGGCGTTAATCTAACCCACGTAGGTAGCGGATACGATTCAAGCGCTGCAAGTACAGTAACATTTACCGAGATGCTTTTTCACACTTGGGAGAACGCTTGGGTTCCGAATACGCAACAATCAAAAGTCACTACACCTGCTACAGCTTCTTCCGTAAGCATTTCAGCGTCAGGGGATACGATTGAAACCGAGCAAGAAGGTAACGTCTTAAAGATTAAACACAGCGCGGGTAGCGACTTTCAGATCAGCACCATTGACGCTTTGTCCGATACAGGTCTAGGCGTAGTTTACAAAGAAGTTGGATACATAACTGACTTACCTGCCAAGTGCTTTGACGGCTTTAGAGTCAAGGTCAGGGGCGACGCCGAACTTGATCAAGACGACTACTACGTAGAGTACGAGACTAAAGACAACGAGGTCTTCGGTGAAGGCTCTTGGGTTGAAACGAATGGTTGGGAAAGCGACGGTACAGCGACTGGACAGTCGGTAGGTATACCGCTTGATTTTGACAACTCCACACTACCAATTGAAATCGTTCCCCGCTTTACCGACATCGTCAAACACAACGGAAAGTTTTACAGGAGCTTACTCGGCACCGTTGGGCTTAGTTCTAATACGAACAAGGAACCCGCTACTACGAACGGGGCTACTTACTGGGAAGAAGAAACGGCAATTAGATACGCTAGTGACTGGTCTTCAAGCGTCACTTACAACGGCCCTAGTACTAACGTTCAAGCGTACGTTGCTCAAGAGTCCGTATGGACGTCAAGAGCTGCTGGAGACGCTAAGACTAACCCAAGTCCGTCGTTCGTCGGTAAGAAGATTAAAGACCTGTTCTTCTACAAGAATCGCTTTGGCGTGTTGACTGAGTCGTCCGTGGTGTTCAGCGAAGCAGACGAGTACTTCAATTTCTGGCGTACAACTACTCAATCGCTTTTGGACTCGGCTCCAATCGACGTCGGACTTAGTCATACTAAAGTTTCCAAACTTAGATTTGCCGTACCTTTTCAAGAGAAGCTCGTACTGTTCAGTGATAACTCGCAGTTCGTGTTAAGAGGTAACGAGTTGTTGACGCCTAAGACCGTTAACATTTCACCTGTTACCGAGTACAATATGAAGCCGACAGGAGACAGACCTATAGCGTTGTCCAACTTCTTGTACTTCCCTTATGAACGGGGAGACTTTACTGGGTTGTACGAATACTACGTAGACAAAGACACCGAGACGTACGACGCCGCTGATTTAACCGCTCAAGTACCTGCTTATATTCCTTCAAACGTTCATTCGTTGGTTGGTAGTTCAAACGAGAATACGATTGTCATGTACCCAGCGTCGGGTAACGACTTATATATTTATCGCTACTTCTGGCAGGGTAAAGACAAGATACAATCATCGTGGTCTAAGTTTACGTTTACCAAGCAGTTCTTGGGTATGGGTATATTAGACTCGAACCTTTACTTGTTTACCTTTGACGGTACGAACCGTTGCCTTGAAACCTTAGACTTGTCGCCAGGTCAGATAGACAGCGGTAAGACCTATAAGATCTTGTTGGACAGGCGTGTAGCTCATTCCAGTTTAGGGCGTTCATACGACAGCGCTACCAAGCTTACTACGGTTAGCTCGATGCCTTATGACCCGACAGGAGCCGTACTATATACTGCTACAGGTAGTCGTTATTCGATCACTAGGACATCTTCGTCGACTTTTACGGTTAACGAAGATCTTTCCAGTACCGATTTCTACGTAGGTCTTGAATACGAGACTGAGTTCGAGATGTCTACGCAGACCCTTAAACAACCTACGGAACGAGGCGGACGGTCGAGCAGTAACTTTACCAGTCAGATCCTACGTAACGGTGCGTTCGAGTACGGAGACACTGGACACTTTACAGTCGAGGTTACACCGCAGTATCGGGATACTTATTCTTATCCGTTCAATCCGACTAGCTTGGGTGCGGACTCTGTAATCGGGTCGCTTGTATTAGACAGCGGTTCGTTTCGCTTTCCCGTTCATTCCAAACACGACGACGTTACGGTCAAGCTCAAGTCGAGTTCGGCGTTGCCTATGAAGATCCTATCAGCAGAGTTTGAGACTTTCGTACATTCGAGGTCTAGACGATATGGAGCTTGATGAATACGTCTATAGCGACTGTACGATTGCACCTGCCGACGGTCATTTCGACGCTCCTCAGATTTACGAAGACATGAGAATGGCTGATATGTTGGAGTGCATCGGACTGGGTGAACATCCTAGACTTGCGTTAGAACAGTCGTATGAAGCGTCCGAAGAAGCTTGGACGATAACTACTAAGGACTGTCGTACGGTTGCAAGCTTTGGAGTGACTCAATCGGACAAGGCAATAGACGTTGGAATCATCTGGCTACTAGGTACTTACCGTATTCACAACATCAAGAGAACTTTCATTAAACATTCAAAGGAATGGGTAGGACGTCTTATGGGCGACTACAAGGCTTTAACTAACATAGTATGCGAAAGTAACGAGTTATCAGTTCGCTGGTTGACTTGGCTAGGCGCTACTTGGTCGGACGTCGGAATCGACAACTACAAACAATTTACCATATATAAACAACTGAATTAATCATGTGTTCAATAGCATTAGCAGGGCTTGCGTTAGGAGCAGGATCGGCAGGACTTCAATACGCAGGACAACGCCGTCAGGCGAAGCAACAAGCTCAATTTCAACAAAGAGCAGCGGATGCCGAGCGTCAGCGTTCGTTAATGGAACAGCGTTCGATCCGTATTCGTCAGGCACAAGAGCAGGAAGCTACGGCACGTGAGATCGGAGAAGTATCGAAGAAAGCCCGTGAAGCGATGGCTACGGCTACCGTGAGCGCAGGTGAGTCAGGTGTAGCAGGTTTATCGGTAGATGCGTTGTTGGACGACTACGTACGTCAGGAAGCGACCTATCGGATGGGTGTTACCCGTCAGCAGGAAATGAAAGATTTACAAACGGGACTGGCTCTTACCGACGCTGGCTTCCGCTCACAGAACAGACTTATCGACATTAACAGACCAATCAACAGACCGAGCTTCTTGACGGGAGCTATTAACGTAGCAAGCAGTGGACTAAGCGGACTACGCACTGGGTTGGAACTAAAGAGAGAATTTGGCGGGGGTTCCAGTTCGATACCTTCAGGCTCTAAGTACCTGCCTAAAACAGATCAATATACAGACCCTTATTACAGTTAAACTATCATGGCTAGAGTACAAGTACGAGATCTTCCTGACGCACCGCAACTTCAAGCGACCGTTCAGAGCGGCGGTAACTTCGGCGTATCGGTTCAACAAGCGGGTCGCAATAAGTTGATGGATCTGGCTGATACGCTTTCCAAGGTTAACCCTGCCTTACAGAACTACGGTGCAATAGCGGCTATGGACGCTGAGATGTACGAGGACGAGTTAAAGCGTTTAAAACCCGAAGAACTTAGCGAGCGTCTATCCAAGACCGAAAAGGAACTAGATTCATTAAGTCGTAAGGGTGCGATTCCTTGGCTTGCTTCTCCGCTCAATCAAAAGCGTAAACGTAGAGCCGAAGGTAAAGCCGCACATGATTTGTTCGTACAACGCTTGATTGACTCCGAAGGTCGGTTGGAAAACCCACAAGACGGTGACAACGGTAAGACGACTGCTCAGATAATCGAAGAAGAACGTCAGGCATTTATTGCTGAGAATCCAGCGCTACAAGAAGGAACGTACGGGGGCGAAGGTTTTCAAGAAGTCCTTAATCCGACTGTACTTAATTTGACTCGTCAATACGACGGAGAAAAAGCAAGAGTAGCAAAAGCCGAGACGTTACTTCAGAACACTTCGGCAATTTACAGACTCGCTAAAGACGCTACGTTGGACAGCGCTCAATACGATATAGACATGGAACAGTCGATAGGTGCTTGGGCGGAGCTTAACTCGTTTAATGCTGCTCAACAGATTAAAGTCATTGAGAACGTAGCGGAGCAACTAGCTAACCTTCCTGGGGGCGAGCAACGGGCTTACGAGTTCCTACAGTACGCCGAAGACAACTTCTACGTAGGCAATCAACTCTTTTATAAGAACGAAGATCAAGTTGACCGTATCATGAACTCGATTGAACGGGAGGTTGAAGCTGCCCAAAGAATACGAGAAGGCGGTCGAGACGAGCGTCTTGAGATCGAACAATCGGAATTTGTAGTAGCTTTAAGCGCTATTCAAAACACGGGGAAAGGTACGTACAAAGGCGTTGAGTACACGGATTCTTTTGAACTGTTAAAAGCAGGTGAAGAGTTTGCGAGAAACGATGACGACCCGCGGTTCGGCGGTGCTGCGATACAGAAGTTTGAACAAGTTGTTAAAGGCGATTTAGATACGAACCAATATCAACGGGAACTTATTCGTCGGAAGAGTGCAATGGCTAAACAAGTGCCTACAAGGTTGAACAGTATATTTAACGGTATAATTGCCGATTCTGATTTACCTTCCGATATACAAAACAATCCGCAATTCGGACGAATTTACAGCGAAACCGTAGTAGAATTTGAAAACAAAATAAAAGACAAGGAAGACGAGATGATACGCACAGGCGTAGCTTCCGACCCTGCAAGAGCTGCCAGCGAGTTAGATGCTTTTTATGCGAACGAATTTGACAGAACCCGTGAAATAGTAAGCGATAAGTTAAACAAGTTGGGAGGTACTATTTTAAAAGAAAAAGACAAAGACGCTGAAATAATTGCAGAATTAAGTTCTAACGACACCACACCTGTTCCAATAAATAAAGACTCTTCTACGTTGGAAAACATCCTACGTTATAGCGGCGGGATTATACCTACAGCGATAGCTTTGAAAGCGATAGACACCCCAGAACGGTTAATCGACAAAACGCTCACTAACTTAAGTGTTGTACGTAATAAAGACGCTACAAACGCAAACAGACGGAAAGCTTTACAAATTGTAAACGACAATAAAAAAGGAATTTTAAAACTTCTTGCAACACTATCGGCTCCTAACGCCTCAAGACCTTTTCAACCACAAGATTACGCTAGGATGGGATTTGACGATATTGTTCTTGGTGTTGCGACTGGGGGAAAATCTTTTAAAAAGTATTACTCACCAGAAGAAAGAAAGGAATTCCGAAGTGCATATTTTGAACTCGCACGATGGTCTGGGACATTTAAAGACATCGAAGTTTTAAAAAACAAAATCACCGACGATCCTATGCCTTTTGAGTATGGAGAAGACATTAGCTCTGTTGACACGGTGTTTACCACTCCAGAGCAAATAGAAAGAGCTAACATGGCTGGTAGTAATCCAAACGCTGTTCCTGCTGACGTTAAAAAGATAGCAGAAATCGTAGGCGAATCAGACGACATTTTAAAATTTATCCGTCAACAAGACAGGCTCCATAAAGCTGTTAAACTTTCTAATAAATAACTATGGCTAATCCACAACTTCCTATCGGACAAACCGAGGACGACGATAACGTTTTCTTCGATCTTTTAGCGGCTCCTTTTCGTGGAGTAGAAGGCGCAGTACAAGGCGTTTACAACCTTGCCGACTTCGTGGCTTTTGACGTTCTTCCAGACTACGACGAGAAGTTTTTAGGGAAGTCTACTACGGTAGCAGGAAGTGCGGTCGAAGGTATATCTCAGTTCATGACGGGCTTTGTACCGATCTTTGGATGGGCAGGTAGAGCGGGTAACCTAGCTAAAGCGGGCAGTCTTACGCAAAAGGCGTTAAGCGGTACGGTTAGTCGTGGAGCAATAGCTGGAGCCGTGACGGACTTTACGATGTTCAACGGACAGGAAGCTCGTTTATCAAACTTTATTCAACAGTACCCAGAACTACAAAACCCAGTTACCGAGTTCCTTGCTCACGACGAAGACGAAGGCGAGATCGAAGGACGCATTAAAAACGTGCTTGAAGGTCTGGGACTAGAGTTTGCTGCGTTGGGATTCGTCAAAGGCTTAAAGTCGATGAAGCGTGGTAAAAAGATACGCGCCGAAGGTGGTAGCCCAGAAGAGGTTGCCAAGGGAATGCAGGAACCTTTTGGCGGAGACTTGGCGTCCGTACGTCCTAGCAGTCCAGAAATGCTTGATCACTTCGACAACGAAATAATCGACGAGTGGGATAAACATTTGGACATGGAAGCCGACCACGACGAAGTGATAAGCGCTTTAGGTAAATTCAAACCAAAATACCGTAGCTTTCTAAAAGCGTTGGCTAAAGAAGATTGGTTGGGTTTTGACTATCCCGCTCAAGCCGTGGATCAATTCATTAGAAACCCGAACGTTTACGATGAATTTGAAGTTTCTCCTGCCCTTAAAGCGGCTGCAACGAAGTTACAAAACGCAGGTTTCAGAGGGGACTTGGCGTCCGTAAAAGGTATCGTAGCTTATCATGGAGGAACCGCAGGTAAGACGTTTGAGGCGCAAGCTGGAGGCGATCTAGGTTTTCACTTTGGTTCAAAAGAAGCTGCGCAGGAACGTATTAGTCGCGTAGGCGGTAAAGGTGAAGTTCAAGAATACGTCTTGGACATTAACAATCCGTTACGTCTTAACGACCCCATTTCTTTCCGAGGTCGAGGCGAAGGCGGGCGTAAGTTCAAGCAGGAGTTAAAAGACGCGGGAATTGATGTAGACGTGTCAAAAGACTACTCAAGAGAAGAACTGACACAGTTGATCAAAGACAAAGGATACGACGGTATTGTTTACAAAAACGCAGCCGAAGGAGTGAAAGAAGGCAAGCTTTCCGATTCCTACGTGGCACTAGACGCCGATCAAATCAAACAGTCCGATGGTCTTGGACAAGAAACGTTTTTAAGACGTAGCGGAATCTTTGCCAATAGAATAGACGATAGTACGATGCGTCTGATACGCGAAGGGATTAAGACAGAGACACAAGACGGTACGACCTATTTTGAAGTTTCTCAAGGCAAGGCAGCACCGACAGTTGATAACGTGTTGAAGTCTCTTTCTAGAAACGCAAAGTATCCAGAGGTTAAAGAACTAGCTAAAAATTTACGTAAGATAATCAAGGACACGGACGATAAAAACGTGCTTGTAACTGCGTCAGACACTAACGCCGATCCAAGTAAAATAAGAGGCGGAGCTAAAGGCGAAATAGCGGGGATGTATAGTCCTAAAGCAGATCGTGTCGTTTTGTTTCCAAGCGCAGACGAGCAAACTTTGGTGCACGAATTGTTGCACGGAGTTACTTCTCGGAAATTAAATGCTTGGGTTAAATCAGGAGGGAAAGATCGGAGCCTGACTCTTAAAAACATCGACAACGTAATCAAGAACCGTAAGGCTCCAAAACCTATCCGCGAGCTTGCTGCGTCTTTTAAAGAAGCCATGCAAGAGTTCAAACGTTTGGAAAAAAGCGGCTTTGCACCGACTCCCGAAGGAAAGACTTTATACGCTTTTAAAGACTTGGACGAGTTTCTAGTCGCAGCTTTTACGGACTACGACTTGCAAAAAATACTTCGCAGAATGCCGTCTAAAGACAACCGTACTGTTTTCCAAAAGATTGTGGATGCGGTTAAGGATATGTTGGGTTACTCCCATCGCGCCGACGGTTCGTTACTTGACAAAGTCCTTAGAGACAGTGCGCAAATTATTTCGGCAGGACGTCCAGAATATGTAGGTAAAGCAAGAATAACTAAACGCTCTAACGACGGAATGGCGTCCGTTAAGGGTGGTTTCATTGACGAGGTATCTCCTGAACACGCGGGTATTGCCAAGGCTATAGCAAGAGGCGAGACAGTAACGCTTCCAAGGTTCGAGACGACCGATCAACAACATTCGTTTATTGAAGCGTTAAGAAAGGAAGTAGAGTCTAATCCTACAACGATGGAAAGGATGAAAGCGGAAGCCGAAGCAGGTTTACCCATAGACTTCGGTGACAACACCATTACAGACCGCTTTAAGAACATGGAACAGACCGTTCAGAACCAGCGTCAAGTACGGTTGGAAGCTACCATCTACAAGAAAGTAGGGGCTGGTCTAGTCAAGAAACTTCACGACATCGCACAGGAATATACAAAATCTGGAGGAGGCGACTTAGTTACTGCAAAGCTCAAGAACGCGTTTCAAGAGGTTGTAGGATTCTCCGAGCAATACTTCCGTTTAGGGCGCGAAACTTCGTTAGCTCTTGGAGGAAGACGTCAACGCATGGGACGTCGTAAGCTTGGATTGAGCGAGTCGGAAATGAAAGGTCAAGGCATTCGTAAGAACTTCGTTAACGAGAACGGAGGAATGTCTGTTGAGAAAATCGTTAAAGCTATCGAAGAAGGCGTTGACCCTAACAATTTTGAAGCAGGTATAAACGGGATGTTTAGTCTAAGTCGTAAGTCTCAAGGACGTAAGTTCTTGGATGTGCCTACCGAGTACTGGATTAACAGCATCTTGAGCGGCCCTAGAACGCAGGTAGTAAACGTCATGGGCAACGCTTTGACTTCCGTGTGGTCTACTCTTGAAACGGCAGTAGGAGGCGTATTGACTGGTAATCTTGAGGTTACGAGACAAGCGTTTGCTGCTTGGGCAGATATGTCGATGTTTAAAGAAGCGGCTTCATTTGCCAAGAACGCAGCGAAAAGCGGAGAGAACTTACTCGACCCAGACGCTAGAGCTTTTAACGAAGGACGTACGGACGCCATAACTCCCGAAGCTTTCGGTAAGGTTGAAGGAGAAAGTTTTTATAAAACCATTAAATTTGCAGGTGACTTCTTTCGACTTCCATCTCGTTTGCTTATGACGACCGATGAGTTCTTCAAGCAACTTAACTATCGTCGTGCTGCTCGTTTCAAACTTGCAATGGACGGTATTCAGCAAGGTATAAGCGAACCTAGACAACTTGCCGAGTACATTGAAAAAGGTTTGGAAGACGTAATAACTGCTGGAGGTCGTCACTACTCCGAAGAGTCTTTGATACGCGAAGGTACGAAAGCGGCTAAAGACAAAGGAATAACGGACAGTGCCGAGGAAGCAGAGTTCGTTGAACAATACGTTCTTGAAAACAAAAAAGAAGGCGCATCGGCTCTTGCCGACTTTGCTTTGGAAGAAGCCCGCTACTTGACGTTTACCAAAGACCTAGAAAGAGGAACGCTTGGTTCGGCTATACAAGGAGCTACTCAAGCATGGTCGCCTTTAAGGTTTGTCATGCCGTTCGTACGTACTCCGACTAACATCTTGGCGTTTGCTTTTGAGCGTACCCCAGGAGTATTCATGCCTGGAGTATTGAAAGAAGAACGCAAGCGTTTACTGGAAGCTATCAAAGGAAACGACCCTATAGCGAAGTCACAAGCAACGGGTAAACTGGCTACCTGTGCCGTAATGGGTGCTGTCTTTCTCGACACCATAGTAAACAACCGAGAATACATTACAGGTGGCGGGCCGAAGAACGAGGCTGAAAAGAAAGCTTTAAGAGCCACGGGTTGGCAACCGTACAGCTTTAAGATCGACGGTAAATACTACAGCTATCAACGTCTTGACCCGCTTGGAACGATACTTGGTGTCGGGGCTGACTTAGTTGACCAAGGTATAAGAGCGCCTAGAGACTTCGATCAAAGCGGTCTGGATAAGGTGTTCTCTGCGTTGACTTTGACCTTCGTCAGGAACGTCACGAACAAATCGTACTTGTCTGGTGTTCAGATGTTTACGGACGCTATGGCAGATCCAGAAAGGTACGGAGACAGGCTCTTGCGTAATTTCGGTTCGTCCATGCTTCCGTACAGTGGTTTCTTAGGTCAGGTGCAATACGGAATGGGTACGCAAGAAGCGCGAGAAGTCAGGTCACTGGCAGATGCAGTACTGAACAAACTACCAAGCGGACGCAACAACCTCGATCCAAAGCGTAACATCTTGGGCGAATCAATCATGATCGAGAACAAACCGCTTATAGGGGCTATCAGTCCTATCGCAATGAGCGCGGAAAAGAACGATCCGATACTTACCGAGATGGCTAATCTTAATCATGCGTTTCGTCCGCCTCCTTCGACCTACGGAGGTCTCATCGACTTGTTGGCGTTTGAGAACGACCAAGGACGTACGGCTCACGACCGAAGGCAAGAAAAGCTACAAACCGTGCGTATAGGCGGAAGAACGCTTAGACAAGCCTTACAACGCTTAATAGCTTCCCGTAATTACCAACGTCTCCCAGCTCAATCGGAACCTGGATTGCCTAGTCCTCGCGTTCAGAAGATAACTAGCTTGTTGACGAAGTATCGAACCAAAGCTTTGAATGAGACAATGACTGAGTTTCCAGAACTCTCTCAATACTACGATCAAGTTTCACGGGCAAAGACTCAATACAGACAGGGTGCAGATCACTCGTCCGTACTATCGCTTTTAACTACTAACTAACTATAGAAAGACATCATGGCTAATACCTTTGAAGACTACACCGTCTCTACTTCGACGACTGATTTCAATATAACGTTTGAATACCTCGAAGATTCACACGTCGTCGTCGAAATTGACGGCGTCCTTCAAGCGACTTCTGCTTACTCGATTATTGCAGGATCTCCAAACTTGGTCAGGCTGAACACGCCCGCCACAACTGGAATGAAGGTACGAGTACGACGCGACTCCAACGCTGACTCCGACAATCCATTCGTGGACTTTGTAAACGGATCGGTGTTGACCGAGTCCGAACTCGACAAAGCATACCGTCATAACCTCTTCTTGAACGAGGAGATCGGTAACTTGAACGAACGTTCCTTGCAGAAAGAAGTAGGCGGAAACAACTGGGATACCAAGAACTTACGTCTTGTTAACGTAGCCGATCCTGTAGGAGCTCAAGACGCTACGACCAAGAACTACGTTGATACCGCAGATGCTCTAAAAGTCACTAAAGCGGGCGATACGATGTCAGGCGTTTTAGCGATGGGTGCGAACAAGATTACTGGCGTTGCTGACCCGACGCTTGCACAGGACGCTGCCACAAAGACTTACGTCGATACAGCAGACGCTCTAAAGGTTACTAAAGCTGGTGATACGATGTCAGGGCCGTTGGCTATGGGTGCAAACAAGATTACTGGCGTTGCCGATCCTACGCTCGTACAAGACGCTGCTACGAAGACTTACGTCGATACGCAAATCGTAAACACCGTAAGCGGATCTTCAACCGAGTCAGTCAAAACGACCTTTGCTGGAGACGGTAGTACTGCGTTTACCTTTGGCTCTGGCATCAGCTTAGACGGAGACACGATGTACGAAGTAGCCATAGACGGAGTTCTACAGGAACCTTCCGTTGCTTACGTTATCAACGCAGACGCTAACACCATAACCTTTACAAGTACTCCTCCTACGGGATCGAACATCGTGGTCGTTCAGCGTGGGTACGCAATACCTGTAACGACTGGTACGGTTAGCACGTCTCAACTTGAAAATTCAGCAGTAGACTCAAATAAACTAGCGTCTAACTCCGTTACTACTGCAAAGATCCTAGACGGCAATATCACTACTGCGAAGATCTTGGACGCTAATATTACTACCGCGAAGATTGCAGACGGTAATATTACTGCCGCCAAACTGGACAGCTCTGCAAAAGACCGTTCGATACATACAGGTACGCAAGCAGCGTCAACCATATCAGACTTTGACACGGAAGTATCGAACAACACATCTGTTGCAGCTAACACGGCAAAGGTCACGAACGCTACCCATACTGGAGACGTAACTGGTTCTACCGCTCTCACGATTGCAAATAACGCAGTCACGGGTGCCAAGATAAGCAGTACGGATACCGAGTTCAACGTAAACACGAACGTCGGTATAGGCGCTGTTGCAAGCGGAACTTATAAGTTGGAAGTAGTCGGGGACATGGCGGCAGCAGGGGCTGGCAATAAAAAAGTCATTTCACATTCGACCGACTCATTAGGTTATTTGGAAATGCATTCGGGCGGTCAGGCTGTCGATCAAAAGACTTGTAGGTTGGTTCCGTTCGCTGGAAAACTTCAACTAAGTTGGGTAGCTGACAACGGAGGAGCTGGGGTTGTTGTTCAAATGGATCAAGCGACAGGTAACTGGGAACCTAATGCAGATAACGCTCAAGACTTGGGGTCTGCCTCAAAACGTTGGGATGACGTTTACTCTACGGGAGGCATTAACGGTTCCGATAGAAACCTTAAAGAAGACATACAAGACCTTGACGAAGCTGAGAAAAGAGTAGCAGTCGCTTGTAAGTCATTGGTAAAGAAGTACCGTCTTAAATCGGCTGTAGAAAAGAAAGGCGATGATGCTAGGACACACGTTGGTGTTATAGCCCAAGAATTACAAGCTGCGTTTGAAGCGGAAGGTTTAGACCCGTTTAAGTATTCAATGGTCTGTCGAGACACTTGGTACGAAAAAGAGATAGACGGAAGCGTAGACGTTAAGAACGTGCCGACCGAAGGCTATCAAGAAGTTACTCAAATGTCCGTTCGGTATACTGAACTACTCGCTTTCATAATATCCGCTCTCTAACCACCACTATATATGGCAATTACACAGACACACTCACGAATGGTATCAGACGTAGACGCTGGTTCTACATACGCAACGACAACAGCACTGGCAGCTAAAGCGGATACATCTTCTCTAGGTACGGCTGCTACTTTAAACGTAGGTACAGGCGCAAACAACATCGTTCAACTTAACGGGTCATCTCAGCTACCCGCTGTTGACGGTTCTCAGTTGACGAACGTAGGCGGTGGAAAGATCGTAAGCCGATATTACGCTGAATACACGACCTACAGTTCAACCGCTGCGGACTTACCAGCAGACGACACAATACCACAAAATACCGAAGGCGTTGAAATACTTACGCTTACCACGGGAACATTAAGCGCTGCTACCAACCGTTTACGGATAACCTATGGAGGTACTTTCACCAGTGACACTACGGGAGCTAAATGTACTGCCGCTTTGTTTGACGGTACATCTAATGCCATACACGCTATTACAGGCACTAGAGCGTCTGCTTCAAACTCTCACCCGTACCCGTTAAATGGTGTCTATGAATACGCCCCTGGTGCTACTACGGCTAAGACTATCTCCGTTCGATACGGCGCTAACGGTTCTGACACGATGTACGTAAACGGCATTCATACTGGTCGGTTGTTTGGTGGAGTGTTGGCTTGGACGTTAGTCGTAGAAGAAATAGAAGCTTAAAGACAATGACTGAAGAAATCTCCCACTTCCTCGACACAGCTCTTGCCGTAGTACTTGGCGTATTCGGTTGGATCGGTAAGAAGTTCTCTGATCGATTAGACACTGATGAGAAGCGTCTTACCAAGATTGAAGTCGAACTGGCTACTCAACGTGAACGGGATACTGCTGTGGAAAACCGCATGAGCGGGTTGGAAACGTCAGTCAAAGAAATTAACAGTAAATTAGATCGCATGATGGAAATGCTTATGAAACGATAACATTATGAAAAAGAAAAAAGGACTATACGCAAATATTAACAACCGCAGGAAACTGGGAATAAGCCGACCTAAAAGCAAGTCGACTGTTTCTTCAAAAGCCTATTCAAACATGAAGAAAGGATTTCCTAAGAAGTGAAGCGTAAAGGCGTATCACTATCCATAGGTCGCGGCGAGAAAAGCAAGAAAGGCGGTCTTACAGCGAAAGGCAGACGTAAGTATAACCGTGCTACTGGCTCCAACCTTAAAGCTCCACAACCAGGAGGAGGCAGTCGTAAGCGGTCGTTCTGTGCGCGTATGAGCGGAGTCAAAGGCCCGATGAAAGACAGTAAAGGACGACCGACTAGAAAGGCTCTAGCGCTACGTCGTTGGAAGTGTTGAACAATTTATTATGAAAAAACGCGAACAATTAGAAGAACTACAAGTACTCCTTGCCGACACCTATAAGCAATCTATACAAGAGATGAGAGACGGTGATGTCGAGGTGAACGCTGCAATTCTTAACGGAGCAAGGCAACTACTTAAAGACAACGACGTGATCAGTCTAAGCGAACAAGGGTCGCCTCTTGGTAACCTCGCTCAAGTCCTGCCGTTCGACGACAGCGACGAAGACAAGGAAGCGTTACGTCAAACCAAGTGAGCGTACCACCAGAACTACGGGACTTCCGTAACTTCTTGTTTGTCGTTTGGAAGCATCTAGGGTTACCCGATCCAACGGATCTTCAATACGACATAGCAAACTACATACAAGACGGCCCAAAACGATCGGTCATCATGGCTTTTCGTGGCGTAGGTAAATCGTGGATTTGTAGTGCATACGTAGTACATCAACTGCTACTAGACCCTACAAAGAACATCCTTGTCGTGTCTGCCAGTAAAAGCAGGTCAGATGACTTCTCGACGTTTACCTTAAAGATCATTAACGACATACCAGTCTTACAAGGTCTTAAACCACGTGACGGTCAACGGTTTAGTAAGATCAGCTTTGACGTTGGTTTAGCTCCCGCTTCACACGCTCCGTCAGTCAAGTCACTTGGTATAACGTCCCAGCTAACAGGTAGTCGAGCAGACATAATCGTAGCAGACGACATCGAAGTACCTAACAACTCAGCTACCCAAGGGATGCGAGATAAGCTGGACGAACAAGTCAAAGAGTTTGAAGCTATCGTAAAGCCCCTAGACAGCTCACGTATCATCTTTCTTGGTACACCCCAATGCGAGGACTCCATATACAACAAGCTTCGTGACAGGGGCTATAACGCCCGTATATGGACTAGTGAGTACGTTAGTACGGACACCGACCAAAAGGTCTATGACGGGGCTATATCGCCTTATATCGCTAATACAGCTAACGACAACAACATCGGTAAGACAACAGAACCGTTACGCTTTACAGATGTTGACCTTGAAGAACGTAAACTAAGCTACGGTAGGAGCGGGTACGCCTTACAGTTCATGCTTAATCCACGTCTAAGCGATGCTGATAGATACCCACTGAAGATCAACGATATAATCGTACACGACCTAGATAACGATCTAGCCAATGAAAAGTACGTTTGGGCCAGCGCACCAGACAAGGTCTGGACGGATTTACCAAACGTCGGTTTCAACGGAGATAGATTCTTTAGACCATTTGATACACTTGGTGAACTTATACCGTACACAGGTTCGGTAATGAGTATAGACCCCAGTGGACGAGGTAAGGATGAAACAGCTTATGCTGTTGTAAAAATGCTAAACGGTCATCTGTTTGTTCACGCTTGTAACGGTATTCGTGGTGGCTACGGAGAGAACGTTCTTAAAGAACTAGCGGGTTTAGCTAAACGTTACAAAGTCAACGAAATCATTGTGGAGTCTAATATGGGAGACGGGATGTTTACCGAGCTTTTTAAGCCTGTAATCAACAATGTTTACCCTGTTACTATCAACGAAGTAAGACATCATATACAGAAGGAAAAACGCATAGTAGACACCCTAGAACCTGTCTTAAATGCACACAAATTAGTGGTCGATCCTAGCGTTATAAGACGTGATTTCCAGTCGGCACAAGGTTACCCTATCGAGCAACAAGCTCGTTATATGCTTTTATACCAACTAAGTAGATTAACAAAAGACAAAGGTGCGCTTCTTCAAGACGACCGTTTAGACGCGCTTGCAATCGCAATAGGATATTGGGTCGAGCAAATGGCAGTAAACGCCGACCTAAAGATCAACGAAAGAAAGAACGACCTGATGACCGAAGAACTAGAACGCTTTAAACAAGCAGCTTATAAAACGTCGTTTACTACCGCTCAATCAAACGTCCTTACTTGGTGATACCCGTGACCTTAACGATTAAAACGTACAACGTTATAGTGCGACTCATGGGTATCGAACCGTTAGGTGTTGGTTTGAAAAACCTCGTTCGAATGAGGGGCTGTATAATGTTACAACTTACGGTCAGGACGATTACCGTTTTAAACGAACCCTGTTAAAACCTGCTTTTAAAATCCGTTCGGGTACGAAGCCGTTTTAAACGACGATTTAAACTAAGCCGTTAACACTAATTATAACCCGTTTTCAGATCCGTCAAGACATTAATTTACTACTATTACCTAAACCTATGGATAACAACGAACAAACAGACGCTTTTTTATATGAGATACAAGGTGTCGTTAACAGGTTTCGTACCGAATTTGACCTTAACCACGCCACTATAATCGGTTGCTTAGAGATGGTTAAACTCGATTACCTAGTAGAACCTACTGATGAAGTTATGTTCGAAGCTGATGACGATCTACTAGAAGATGACGACAATGATGAACGAGACCCTTTCTGAAAATACACAAGTCAAAGCCAATCTAGCGTTCGCTATAAAACTGATACTGGGGATCGGTACGATTGTTTGGACGTACAGTGTAATCGTTAATCGTATAACGGCTCTGGAGATCGACAGTATGCGCATAAGACACGAAGTAGAAGCAAACAGCGAGTTCCGTGTTAAATGGCCTAGAGGCGAACTAGGTGCGCTCCCTGCCGATGCAGAACAAAACCTACGACTAAAGTATCTGGAACAAGATATGAGCAACGTTCAAAACCACGTCGATGATCTACGATTAAAGACGACCGATTAAAGGGTCGTTGTAAGCGCGTCCCAGATAGTTTAGACGTAAAAATCTGAAGTCCTTAACGCTATATACGCGCGCGTTAGTTACCCCCATGTACCCGCGCGTTTTTATGACACGGGGCAGGTAATGCGCGAGGCCTCGATCAATGGTTTGGCACGGCGACGACACGGCATCGGTTTTAAGCCCGCTGAACTACGGCAACCGCAAGGGATAAAAGAACGCCTTGGCATCGATCTATCGACGTTGCTAGGTGGCCTGCTGACAGGCTCAAGCCGACGGCTCAAATGCTTTGCCTGTTTTCGTGTGTTAAATCGTTTTTTGCAACGTCTAGATCGACGTCTAGACCGACGCCTTCAAACGGCTCTAGATCGACGTCTAGACCGACGCCTAGATCGGCTCTAAAATCTGCCCTAAAATCGACCTAATCGGCAAGGCCCTGCTCGACCTGTAAACGGCTCTCAAATTGGCTCTAGCTCAAGTAAACAAGCGGATCTTGCTGTTTTAACGACCTTTTTGACTCGGTTGACTGTCTCACAAGACCGTTGATAACTAGCAACTTGCAAGACATCGGCTCGCTTCAATGGGTTTTTCGTTTTTTGCAAGGGTCGTTGTGAATAACTTTTTTATTCGTTGATAGTTAAGACTTTACGACTGTTTTCGGGAAAAGCTGAAAAAGAAAGTTTGGTGTTTTTTAGGCGTGTTGTAACGGTGTTGTTTTTAAAGACTTACGAAAACCGTCGAGCTGTAAACCGCTTACTTAGTAGGGCTTGACAGATAATCTACTATGGAGGCTCTTACTTATAACCTATCAACCCACACACATATTATGAAAAACACTTACAGATACAACGAACCGATCCAAGACCTCGACGGTCGCACCGTGTACGGTCTTTACGAATCCAAGCCCGTCTACAATCCTGATTTTCAGTGGCCCGCAAAGTTCCAACGACCCGACGACGTTTGGGTTGACGAGGAAACCGATCAAGTTGAATGGGCAGATAGCGAACGAATCGACGGTCTTTGGATGTCGTGAACCAACCAACAGCAACCAACAACCAAACGAATCATGAAAAAGATACAATACAAAGGATTTACTATTGAAGCCGAAACGGGCGAAGACCCGCAAGTCGATGTTACAATCTCAAAGACTGTAAACGGTACGCTTTACTACGGCTCGATTGGATTGGCTGAAAACGAAGGCCTGTGCAACGAAGATTGGACGCGTTACATAAAGGTTCCCGTAAACGTTCTCGATAAGGCTTACGATCTTGAAGAGTCTTT